GAACTATAAGCTCTAAAAATGATGGTGTACTTGGAATATTAGCAAGTAAACACCCAGAAATTAATTTTGATTAAAGGAAGGATGATAAATTATGGCAAATGCTATAGGAATAAATGGAACACATGAAAGACAAGAAAGATATGCAAATGCAATAGTAAAATTAATGAGACCATCATTAAAAATTAGAAGTACATTTGCAAGGGATTATGAAGGAAATCCAGTTGCTGGAGCTGTAAAAGTACCAGTTAGAAATACTGATGTTACAATATCAAATTATGATGTTAAAAGCGGTGTAGCTCTATCACAAAGTGCTACATCATATATTAATGTACCAATAGATAATCATAAAGCTATAAACGAATTAATAGATGGTTATGAGTCACAAGCAGTACCTGATAATTTAGTAGCACAAAGATTAGAAAGTGGAGCTTATACAATAGCAAAAACTCTAGAAGCAGATGCTATTGCACAATTATTGACAGGTACAGTATCTACACAAGCTGATTGCACAGCAAGTAACGTTTACTCTAATATTGTAAAAGATATTGCTATATTAGCTAAAAAAGGTATTCCTAAAGAAAGAATGTACGTTGCAATAGATTATGCAACAGAAACTTTATTATTAACAGATGAAAAATATTCAAACACAGCTTCTCAAATAGGTGCTGAATTAGCAAGAGAAGGTGTAGTTGGAAGAATAAATGGAGTAAATGTAATTGTTCAAGATTTAGGAACGGACAGTTCTAGCAAACCAATTGAATATATTGTTTATGGAATTGATTGGTGTCAAGCTATAGATGAATGGCAAATAGCACCTGCAATTAATGATCTAAAAGATGGTGCACATATTGGTGCTTCTGCATTACAAGGCAGAATGGTATATGCAGATAAAGTAACTAATACTAAGGCTGTAATTGTAAAAAAAAAGTCGGTGTAACAGACCCAGAAATAACATCATTGACAATAACACCAGAAGAAGGGTTACAAGAAGGTAATGCTAATGTAAATGCTGACGCAGTAGTTGCTACATTGTCTGTAACAGGTGGTACAAGTCCATTCACATATTCTTTAGAAGCTGACGAAATAAATGGAGTAGATAATGCTTCTTTTAAAATAGATGGAACTAATGTAAAAGTAAATACAACACCTTTAACACAAAAAGATTACAAAATAAATGTAAAAGTAACTGATAGTAAGGGTAAAACTTTTGCAAACCATGCAACAATAAGCGTGGCTGCCACGGAAGAATAGGAGGAGTAAGGTATGCTTAAGTACATAACAGCAGATGAATATAAAAAATTGTTAGGTAAAGAAAGCGTACCTGACAACTTTAATAACTTAGTTATACAAGCAAGTAGTTATATTAATCACAAAACTTTTGGAAGAATTGATATAAATGATATTCCAGAGCAAGTACAATATGCTACTTGCTTAATTGTTGATTTAATCAACGAAGAAAATAACAAATTATCCGAAATAGGAAATCTAAAATCACAAAACATTGAGGGTTGGAGCGAAAGCTATTCTACACCTGAAGAAATCAAGGCTGATTATGAAGATAAGAAGCAAAAAGCTATAAATCAGTATCTTTGGAACGTTGTTGGTTTTGATGGAAAGCCATTACCATATTGTGGTGTGGGGGGTTAGTTATGAACGATAGGTTTTTTATACATCAAATAACTGTATATCATACTACAGACGATGAGAACTTTACGAGGCAGACCTTTGACAAGGTTTATTTCCGACATAACAAAAAGACTAACCTAGTTGATAAAGGACTACAAGAAGGAAGTACAGGCTCTATAACGATACCTACTACAGAAACGCTAGATATTTCTACAGATGATTATATAGTAGAGGGAATTGTAGAAGACAAATTTGACTTATCTGCTCTACAGAAAAAATATCAAGTTTTTAAAGTGGTAAGTGTGGACGACAATCGCAAAGGTAATTTGCAACACTATAAAATAGGAGTATCAGAGTAATGAAAATGAATGTAAAAGTGAAAATGAACCCTGTCAATAAGATATTAAAAGACCACGGACTTGATAAAAATGGCAGAGTTGTTAGACATTTGAGAGATACAGCCGATAGATTAATGAACCCATTTATTCCTATGGACAACGGTATGCTTAGAAGAAATAAAACTTATCCTAAAAATAATGAAATAAAATATACAAGACCTTATGCAAAGTATCAATATTATGGAAAAATGTATATAAGTCCTAAATTAGGAGTGTCTGGAATACCAATTAAAAGTGGAAGATGGTGGTCTCCAAAAGGAGAAATTAAAACGCCTACTTCTAAAAACCTAAAATATCATACTTCTGGAACAGGTGCAAAATGGGACAAACTCATGTTGCAAAGAAGGAAGAACGACCTTGTTCAAGATGTTGAAAATTATATTAAAAATGGAGGCTAAAATGGAAGAAAAGTCAAAGATACAACTAATCAAGGAATTTATAGAGACCTGTCCATATTTGAAAAAGGGAAAAGTAAATGTAGATTACATCAAAGATGAGCCACAATCATATTCAGTAGATGAAACACCGGCTACAACAGTTTTAATTTCATATCCAGATGGTGGCAGCAGAAACCAGATATTATTTGATTTCTCTATTCAGGCTAATTTTAGCGTCTTAGAAAATATCAAAAACTCAAAATTTTGTGATGACTTTACAGGTTGGATAAAAGAACAGGACAACAAAGGAAATTTACCAAAAATAGAACGGTATTTGCTGGATAAAATGTTTGGGGAGAGGAACCATACTTCAAACTACTGAAAAAACAGCGATATACGTTATACCAATGCAAGTTGTATATGAAGAAGACTTTTAGGTCTTCTATTTTTTTATAAAAAAGGAGGAAAACATAATGTCAAACACAGAACAATTAGTAAAAAGAAGTAGAAAAGTTGCATTTATGGACGTTTCTACAACAAGCATTGCTAACTTTTTAAGAATGACAAAGTTTACTGAAATATCTAAGTCAAAGAACCCTACTGAGTACAGTAGAAGTTATGTTGACGAAGACGGAGAGGTAACAGATGTAACAGGTTATAGCGAAGAAATAAGTTATAACTTTGATTTACATGTAGGTAACTTAGTACACGAGAAGTTAGTAGACATAACAGATAATGAAAAGACAGGCGCAGATGCTTTAGTAAGGATATTGCAAGTAGACTTTACTAAACCAAAGGGAACAGGGTACGAGGCTCGTTTGAGAACATATTCAGTTGTTCCAGATGCTGAGGGAGATAGTACCGATGCTTATACATATAGCGGAGCCTTTAGAAAGAACAGTAATATGACAATAGGTACAGCTACAATGAATGCAGATAATACAGTTGCTACATTTGTTGCTGAGCAAGAAGTTGCTGAATATCCAGTTACATTTGTAGTAAAAGACGAAGCAGGAGCAGGAATAGAAGGTGCTAAGATAACAGTAGACGGTGTATCTTTCTTAACTGACGCTACAGGTGTTGCGGTAGTATTGCTTGATGCTGAAACATACAGCAATATAACTGTAGAAAAAGCAGGTTATACAACGCAAAGTGATGTAAGTGTAACTGTAACTAATAAAGCAGTTCTAAAAGAAGTTGAATTAGTAGAGGCAGCTTAAGCCTCTGCTTTATTTTTATGGAGGGAAGAAATGAGACTAAGAGAAATAGAAGTAAATTTTAGTTTTACAGATGCAGACGATATAGAAAAATTAGAAAAAGGAATGGAAGTTGTAAAAAACAAGACTATCGAATATGAAAACAAAGAGATAAATTTATCAGATACAATTAGGAATGAATGCAAAGTATTAGAAGAATTTTTTGACAACGTTTTTGGAGAAGGAATATCAGAAAAATTATTCGAAGGTAGAATGGACTTGAAAGAACATACAGAATTGTTTATGGAAATAGCAAACGAAAAAATTAGACAGACACGAGGAATGCAAGAGTTGTACAATAATTTGCAGTACAAAAATAAATATATGCCTAACAGAGAATATAGAAGAAACAATAAGTATAAGAGGTAGATATATGTATTATAACATAATTTTAGGAAAACTGCCAACTCACGTTCCTAGTAAATTAAAAATAAGGACAGACTTTAGGGAAAGCATAAAATTCGAACTATTAATGCAAGATAAAGAAATACCAGACATAGAAAAAATAAAAATGGCCTTAAATCTATATTATTATGAACCATCGAGGATAAAAGATGTAAACTTAGCCATAAAAGATATCTTATGGTTCTATAAATGTGGAAAAGAAAAAGAAGAAATCAACGTCGACGAAGAAAGTAATATAAAAAATAGGCAGAAGCAAATTTATAGCTATGAATTTGATGCTGAGTATATATACTCAGCTTTTATGGAACAATATGGAATTGATTTATGTAATATTAGATATTTGCATTGGTGGAAATTCAGGGCTTTGCTGATTAGTCTAAACGAGAACGTTTTATTTTCGAAAATTATGGGGTACAGAGCAATGAATATTAGCAAAATAAAAGATAAGGAAATGAAAAAATATTACAAAAAAATGAAGGAAATATATGCACTGCCAGATATGCGAAGTGAAGAAGAAAAAGAAAATGATTTTGCAGAGGCCTTTTCATAGAGTATTGCATAAAATAAAAATATGTAATATAATGCTCCTATAAAAATAAAAGGAGGAAGTAAAATGCAATGTCCAAAATGTGGGAGCAGTAATGTAAACGTTCAAATGGTTTCTGAAAGTGAATTAAAAACAAAACATAAAAGTATTTGGTATTGGATATTCATTGGTTGGTGGTGGAGACCTTTATTATGGCTTTTTCTTACTATACCAATGCTATTAGGAACATTGTTTGGACACAAGAAACAAAAAATAGTAACAAAGCATAAAAGCATGGCAGTTTGTCAAGATTGTGGAAATAGTTGGAATGTATAAAATACATCTAGAAGGCACTTATATAAAGTGTCTTTTTTTAATGGAGGAAAAATGGAGAGAGTAAAGTGCCCTTATTGTGGATACATAATGCCAATTGAATACGAAAAAGAGAAAGCAGAGGCAAAGGGGCTCTTTGTAAAATGTAAAGGTAGAAATTGCAAGAAAATATTTGAAATAAAGATAAACGTTAAGTAGTGCCATTACGAGCCGATAGCAGAAAGGAAAGAAAATGTCAGATGGCTCAGTAATAATTGATACTAATTTAGACAATAGCGGTTTAAATAAAGACGTAAGTAAGGTAAAAGGTATATTAGGAAAGATAGGAAGTGTGGCCGGTACTGCGATGAAGGGAATAGCCACGGCAACCGGAATTGCGGCAACAGCTGTAGGAAGTCTTGTGACAGCTTCAGTTTCTGCGTATGCAGAATATGAGCAACTTGTTGGTGGCGTAGATACACTTTTCAAGGATAGTAGTAAAAAATTGCAAGCGTATGCAGACGAAGCTTACAAAACAGCAGGGTTAAGTGCAAATGAGTATATGTCTACAGTAACTTCTTTTAGTGCAAGTTTATTACAAAGTTTAGGTGGCGATACATCGAAAGCAGCAGATTATGCTAATCAGGCGTTGATAGATATGTCGGATAATGCTAATAAAATGGGAACAGATATGGAAAGCATACAATGGGCATATCAAGGTTTTGCAAAGCAAAACTATACTATGCTAGACAACCTTAAGCTAGGTTATGGTGGAACAAAAGAAGAAATGGAAAGACTGCTAGCGGATGCACAAAAGCTTACGGGTATAAAGTATGATATAAGTAGTTTTGCAGATGTAACCCAGGCAATACATGCAATACAAACAGAATTAGGTATAACAGGTACAACAGCAAAAGAAGCAAGTACAACAATACAAGGTTCTTTGAACTCTGTAAAAGGTGCTTGGGAAAATTTATTAGTTGGAATAACAAACCCAGACGCAGATTTCGATACATTGATACAAAATTTAATTAATACAGTAATAATCGCAGGAGAGAACTTACTTCCGGCAGTTCAGCAAGCCTTAGTTGGAGTTAGCAACTTAATAGATGCTCTTTTCCCATTAATAGCTCAAAAAATTCCAGAGCTGATAGTACAAGTTCTACCACAATTAACAAGTGCTGGAATAGGAATAGTAACTTCTCTAGTTAATGGTATTCAGCAAAACTTACCTGCTTTAATTCAAGGAGCAATACAAATTGTAAACCAATTATTAACTACATTCCTTACATTATTACCACAATTATTAAATATGGGAATGCAAATGTTGCTTCAATTAGTATTAGGTATAGCTCAATCTCTGCCAGAACTAATTCCGCAGGCTATAAATTGTATTTTAACTATCGTTGAAGGCTTGCTTGATAATATTGACCTTTTGATAGATGCTGCCCTAGAACTAATCCTGGGTTTGGCGGAAGGCTTAATTAATGCTATACCAGTTTTGTTGGAGAAAGCACCAATAATTGTTACCAAATTAGTAACTTCTATTATAAAATTAGCACCTAAATTATTAAACGCAGGAGTAGAGCTAATAACAAAACTAGGCAAAGGGATTGTAAATGCAATAGGAAAAGCTATTTCTTCGGCAGGCAAAGTGGCTACGGCGATATGGAATGAAATAAAAGGACTTCCTGGAGAAATGCTAGAGATTGGTGGGAATATAGTAAAAGGAATTTGGAATCGGAATAAGTTCATATGCGAGTTGGCTATGGAATAAAATTTCGGGTTGGTGTAATGATATATTTAATAATATAAAGAATTTCTTTGGTATACATTCACCATCAAAACTTTTTGCTGATGAAGTTGGTAAAATGTTAGGCTTAGGTGTTGGAGAGGGTTTTGACGATAGCTTAAGTTCTGTATATAAGGACATGGAAAGAGCTATAAATCATGAGAACGATAAACTAACATCTAATTTAACAAATAATCAATTAATAAGGACACAACTAGAAGATAATAGGCAAACCACCTTGCAAAGTATAGATGACAACAAGGAAATAGTAGTAAACTCTATAACAAAGCTGGATAGCAAAGTAATTGCAAGAGAAACAAACAAAGTAAATGCAAGAAGACAACTACAGTATAGTTACTAGGAGGAGAAAATGGTTTTATTAAAACATGGAAATTTTGAATTTAAAAATATATTAAGCTCAGGTTTTAACATAACTGAAGACGAACCAGACGTACTTAGCGAAGTAACTATGGCAGACGGTTCTATTAGACGAAATTATGGTAAGATGCCTAAAACAAATATAAAAGTTAAGTTCAGTCAATTAGATAAAGATAAGTACCAAGAATACATGTCTCATTTCTCGCAAAATGAAGATGTGTATTCTTATTTTTCACCAAAACAGCAAAAAATGCTCACAAAAAAATTTTTTGTAACTTTTCCCGAAACATCAATTGTATCTATTACCAAAAATCACAGATATGATGAGTTCGAGGTAGAACTGGAACAGTGTGGGGAGGTGTCTGAATGATTAATGTAACAGACACTATAAAAGAAGCCTATTCAAAAAGCACAGCACAATACGACAAGATTGTTTTAGACAATGTGGAGTATGCAATAAATAATGTTGAATTAGACGATGATTGTTATGAAGAAGGTAATATCTTTGGTACAGCAATTGCAAAAGCATTAAGCTTTGAAATAGACAGCTCTGTAGATTTAGAAGGAAAAGAATTTAAGTATTTCACAGGAATAAGAACATCTGTAGGAATAGAATGGATAAATTTAGGAACATATATTACACAAGATGTAGAACCAAACGATACAACTAAAATAAATACTGTTAATGCAATGGACTATATGTTAAAAACAAATATAGAATACGTAACTGAATTACAATATTCTAATAACAATATAACATTAGGGCAAGTGGCTCAAGAGACTTGCAACAAAGCTGGACTTACTTTAGCCACAACAGATTTCCCAAATGTAGACTTTATAGTAGATAGTAACCAGTTTCCACAAGGCACTTTAATAAGGCAAGTTATAAGTGCAATAGCACAAATCAGTGGAACAGTAGCTAAAGTTCGCAGTGATGATAAACTTTATTTTATTACGCCTAAAACGACAGGAACAGTTAGAAAAGTATTTAACTTAAAAGATTATTCGGAAGCAGAAATAAAAAGGGCAACGCATCCGATTAATTTAGTTAGTCTTGGCATGAGTGATGTAGAAGGTGAAAACGTAGTAATGCGAGACGAGCAAAGTATCTTGCTTGATGGGGAAAATAGTTTAGTAATAAACGATAACCCATTCGCTTATACAGAAGCAAAAAGACAGCAGTTAATAACTGCTATTTTTAATGCCGTAAAAGGTTTTGAATATAAAGCTTATGAATTGACAGGGCAAGGCTTACCATACTTAGAGAGCCTTGATAATGTGCAAACAGTTGATTTCGAAGGTAATACATATAACAGCTTTTTATTTAGGTTCTATTACAAAAGCCCAAACGGCCTAAAAACAGAAATGTCAGCGCCAAGTATAACAGATGCGACAGTAGAATATCAAAATGTTGCAAGTGCTGAACAAATAGCTAAAAGAACTGAAATTATAGTAAACAAGCAAGAGCAAACAATAACTGGAATTATAGAAAACCAAGGAGAATTTGAAAACCAACTAACACAAGTAGAACAAACAGTAGACCAGATACAACAACAGGTGCAAGACACGATTGTGTATAAAAGAGAAGTATCAGGAGTAACAGAAATACATTTAGAAGATGCAGGAGAAGCGGACATATTGGAGCTAGAGATACAGGGCAATAAAACATATGAGACTAATTTATATCCTGGTGCAAATGTATTTCCGTCAAAAAATATATACCCTAATCAGGAGGTGATATAGGTGCAATATAAGATTATAGTAGATAAACAGCCCAGCTCGAACCCAAGCGCCGAAAGGAAAGAATATACGATAGACATAGAGGAGCTAAGAGTTAAGGGAGATGTATACGATAGTTTAAATATAGATAAGGACAAAACGTATGTAACGAGAAGACTAAGCCTTAGCGAATACGGTGTTTTGTCAGTACTGGACGAGCCAGTTATAGAAGAATTGACTGACGTAGATATAAAGTTGTTTGAAGGAGACAATTACATATATTTAATGGACATGCAAGGCAACAAGTTTTTTGCAGAATACTTAATAAAAAATGACTTTAACGATATATATGCTACTAAAAATGAAATGAATAGCGCAATTACGCAAACTGCACAAAGCATCGAGCTGTCAGTTAATCAGAAACTAGAAGGATATTCAACAACAGAGGAAATGAATGCAGCCATAGAAGTCACTGCAAATGAAATAAATAGCGAAGTCAGCAAAAAAGTTGGAGATGATGAAATTATATCTAAAATAAATCAGTCTGCTGAAGGAATACAAATCAATGCAAACAAGGTAAGCTTAGAAGGCAAAGAAATTAATTTAACTGGTGATGATATTGCTATAGAGAGCCAAAAATTAAGCATAGATAAAGATGGGAAAATAACGATAAAAACACAAGGGGATAGTAGCCCAAATTATTTTGTTATTGAGGTAGATGGCGAAGAACAGTTCTTTATAAGCAGTCAGTCCTTACAATTTATTGGAGAAATAGGCGATACTGGAATTAATGCTACAGAATTATTTGCAGGGGATACTCTAGAAGAATATGCAATTATGAATAGATATGGCTTAACTGTGGGAGACCAGTCATCGCAGAGCAGAATAATGTCTACTGAAATAAGGTCGCCAAAATTAACTCAAACATCACTAGAAAGTATAAAGAAAAACATATCAAAATTCACTAGAAATGCAATAGACATAATAAACAATTCAGACGTATACGAATACAACTTAAAGTCTGACGAAGACACAGACAAAAAACTAATCGGTTTCATAATAGGTGACGGCTATAGAACTCCTGAAGAAGTTATTTCAAAAGATGGACAATCAGTAGAGTTGTATAGCACAATAGGAATATTGTGCAAGGCTGTACAAGAGCTGTCTACTAGAGTGAAACAACTAGAACAGGAGGTACAGCATGAATAAAATACCTTTTCAGGACGGGACAAAAACGCAAGAAGCATATGTTACAGTAAATGGCCAAAATTATTTAGTAACGCCAGCTGTGTGGAGTGGTGACACACCTCTATCTGCGTTTAATTTGAATAAATTGCAAGACAATGTTGAAGAAGCTATAAATATACAAAGAGCTACTGTTACCTTAGAGAACACAGTAAATGCAAACACTAACTACACTTTGCCAACTGGTATTTACTACAAAGTAGGCAACGACAGTCTCGAAGTACATTACTGCGACACCAAGCTGAAGAAGAGTGTGGACTATAACGAGGTCGGCTCTATAGGACAAGTATCAAACACAATACAGTTCTTGAGCTCTATTGGCGACTTAGACATGAGCACAGTCGATGGCTTCGAGAACTTTGAGGAAACACTAGAATTTATAGTTAGGGGTGATTATGATGACAATTAGAAATATATTAGAAAATTTAAAGCTGAAGAACAACTTCATAGACGTAACGAGAAGCTCAAACTTCACAAACCCATCAGCTTCAGCATACAACGAAGTGGACTTTAATACAGTAATAAGTTCGCGAGGCAACTTGCTCACTTTATCTAATGGCAAAATAAAAGTCGGTGCAGGAGTAGACTTTGTTGAGGTCTCGGGCAAAATGCAAATTACCTCTGGAGGAAATGCTGTTGGAGGAAAGAACCTTGCCTTAACTTTAAATGGAGAGATGGTAGAAAGAATAATGTACTACACTGACAATAGCAGAAACATTGATAAGGTCTTTTCATCAAAGCCAATTGCTGTAAATAAGGGCGATTTAATCGGTGTTGAGTATTACGGGCTCAAAGGCGACGTTATTTCTTCAGGAGAAACCTTCACACATTTGTATGTGAAAGTAATTTAAAGGAGAAGAAAGATGGAAAGAAAAGATAAGGTTATAGTAATCGGCTTAGTAGTCATACTAATTTTTATAGCAGTCAACATATTCTCTACATTACATACTATGAATGATTACGAGGCACGAAAAGCGAGTGGAAACGAACGTTGGCTACAAGTAGAGAACAGAATATTGCAGACAGAAGAAAAAGTAAATCAGTTAGAGGGGGAAATATCGCAATGGAAGAAGTAGTAAAATTAGTTAGTACTTATGGAGTTAGTTTTGTTATCGTAGCAATTTTTTTGTGGGACTACATAGTAAATAAAAAAAGACTAGCTGAAAACCAAGAAATAATAAAAGATACCCTAACAGCTGTAAAAGAGACAGATACAACAATAGCTAACTGCTTAAAAGAAATGCAACAGCAGAACTTAAATACAGCAAAGTCTTTGGAACTTTTGCAAAGACAAATGGAAAATACTGATAAAAAAGTAGACAAGTTGCTAGAAAGGGGTAGATAGTGTGGAAAAATATAGAGGCGATACATACATTTTTAGTGTGGGCATTGAACAGGACGGACAAGCCCAAAAGTTCCAAGTAGGCGACTTAGTTCGACTTGGAGCTAAACGAAGTACATCAGATAAAGAGTATGGCTTATATCAAGAAAAAACAATTGATACAGAGACGGACACAATCGAGTTCGTCTTTTCTAGTGCAGAAACAGCTAAGTTAGACTTTGCAACATATCACTTAGAAATCGAGCTAACGAGAAATGGCAATGTTGAGACTGTGTATAGAGATAAGTTGAATGTGATAGGAGATGTTGTCAATGATAAAGCTTAAATTAAACCAAATTGATAAAATAACAGGCACTATATCCAGCAAAGATAATTTAGTTGGAAAAGTAGGCGGAGCAACAAGTGGTGGGGCAAGCATACAGAGCGTGCTTGATAGTATCTCGGTTTCGGGAGGTTTAAGAGACACGAGACAAACGAATAAGCTTGACATAAGCGGGGAAAATTTGCAAACAAGACGTATAACAAATAGCGAGCTAGAAGAAATTTTCAAAGATTTATAAAAGGAGTTGATAATATGGCAGAACAAAAACCTTTTTTAGATAAAGACGGTGTTTTGTACGTAAAACAAAAGATAAAAACAGCAAATGATAAAAAAGTAGATAAAGTAGAAGGAATGGGACTTTCTCATAATGACTTAACAGACGATTTACTAGAAAAAATAAATAATGCAGGCGACAGTTCGTTTAGTGGAAGCTTTGACGATTTGTCAAATAAGCCAACGACAGTTGCTGGCTATGGCATAACAGATGCAAAGATAGAAGGAAAGACAGTAACATTAGGCTCTAATTCAGTGACAGTGCCATCTAAGGTTAGTGACTTAACTAACGATGAGGGTTTTCAGACAGCTAGTCAAGTTTCAAGCGCAATATCGTCTGCGACACAGAACTTAGCAACAAATGATAGTGTAAGTTCAGCAATTAGCACTGCGACAACAGATATGGCTACAAAAACATACGTAACACAGCAGTTAGCTAACATAAATAAAAAACAAGTTGTTACAAGTACTACTCAAATGACAGATGCTAATACTATTTATTTAATGGCTAACGAAGGAAGCGGAAACAACATATATGATGAGTATATTGTAGTTGATGGAACGCCAGAAAAAGTTGGAACTACTGAAGTTGATTTAACAAATTACGTACAAGAAGACGATTTAGTGCCAATAACAAACGAAGAAATAGACGAAATTTTTGCTGATTTGTAGGTGATGCAAAATGAAATATTTAGATAAAAACGGACTAGAAGCTTGCAAAGAAAAAATAGGTGAAAAAATTAAGATAACTCGAGGCACAATGCAACTAGACAATGCTTTTCTTGCAGGCGTTACATATACAATACCTGTTAACTACAAAGTAGGGGAAAACCGTCTTGAGCTTTATTATTGTGGTCAAAAACTTTGCAAAGGTATCGATTACAATGAAGTAGGAGCTACAGGAACAATGTCAAACAAGGTAAGTTTTACTGAAACTATTGGTGACTTTGACATGTCGGGTGTTCCGGGATTTGAAAACTTTACGTCGACATTAGAACTTGTATTGAGGGGAACTTATGAGTAAAGGAGGAAAGATTATGGAAATCACAATGGACATGATAGTAATGATTGTAACAGCTGTTATTACAGCTGTTTTTGGTATGTGTGCGAAAAAGTGGAGCTGGTCAACAGCAGATTATATACCTTTTCAAAACCTCGCTATAGGAATTATAGCAGGCGTTTTGGTATATCTAGTCGGCTTAAACGGCAACATCTTACAAGCCATCATACTATGCGTATTCTCGGCTATGACTGCTGGAGGAACATACGATTTAATTAAAACAAAAAAGGAGGGATAATTATGTCAATAAAAGGAATAGACGTAAGCGAGTTCCAGGGGAAAATTGACTGGGCTAAAGTTAAAAATGCAGGAGTAGAATTTGCCCTTTTAAAACTGGGCAACATCTATGATTACGATGCTAACTATAAAGACAGTAAGTTTGAAACTAATTATAAAAATGCGAAAGCGCAAGGAATCAAAGTTGGTGCATATATATACAACTATTGTAATACTGTAGATACACTAAAGAAAGGCTTGAAATGGGCTTTTGAGAAACTGGAAAATAAAAAGTTAGACATGCCTATTTATTTAGACATGGAAGACAAGGACATTCAAGGCGAAAGCAAAGCTACTCTAACTAAGCAAGTAAACGAGTTTGCAAAATACATTGAAGGAGAAGGTTATAGAGCAGGTGTGTACGCAAATGTTAATTGGCTAAAAAATGAATTAAACCCAGCCGACTTTGACAAAGATGTTTCCGTTTGGGTAGCACAGTATTATAAAGAATGTCAATACGAAGGAGATTATGACATATGGCAATACGCGAGCGATGGGAAGGTAAGTGGAATAAGTGGCAACTGCGACACGAACTACTTATACGACGAATCAATCATAAAAGAAAACGGTTCTGCAACTGGTGACAAAAAGTCAGTAGACGAACTTGCTGAAGAAGTTATTGACGGAAAATGGGGAGATGGCGAAGACAGAAAGGCTAAGCTAGAAAAAGCTGGTTATGATTACGACGCTGTTCAAAACAGAGTAAACGAAATATTATCAGAGAAGAATAAAAAGAAGTCAATCACAGAAGTAGCAAAAGATGTTATAAATGGCAAGTACGGAAACGGCGATGCTCGTAAGAAGAAACTTGAAACTGAGGGATACGATTACGATGAAGTACAAGCAAAAGTAAATCAACTACTTGGCGCTAATGTTACTAAAACTTACACTGTCAAGTCAGGAGATACACTTTCTGGTATAGCAAGCAAGTACAAAACTACTGTTAGCAAGCTAGTAAAAGATAACAACATCAAGAACGCTAATTTGATATATCCAGGACAGAAAATAGTTATTAAATAACAAGTTATATGTCTAATAAATGAAAACGGCTCAGAACCGAAATTAACGCGTCAGTTTCGAGCTGTTTTTTTGTTTTGAAAAAGTATTGACATTATCTCCTTTTGTGATAGAATTATTAAAGAAAATATGAACAAATGTAATATTGCTATTTACATAAAATTATGTTATAATTGAATAGCAAAAACTTGTTTAGTATATAATATAAAAAGGAGGAGATTTTCATGTTGGTTGCGAAAAGGTTTTATCGTGCAGAAGATATTGCAGAGTGGTTTTTGAATAAAAACAGAATACAAATGAATTTTGAAGATTCGGAATATATAACTAATTTAAAATTGCAAAAATTATTGTATTATGCACAAGCATATTTTTTAGCAAAAAAAGATACTCCTTTATTTGAAGAAGATTTTTTAGCTTGGGAACACGGGCCAGTAATTAGAAAGATATATGATAAATATAAGGGCAATGGTGCAAATGGAATAAAGTATGATAGCGATTTTAAAATTGATATAGATGAAGAAACAGAAAGAATATTAGAAGAAGTATACAATGAATATGGACAATATACTGCTTGGAAATTAAGAAATATGACGCACGAAGAAGAACCTTGGAAAACAACACCAAGAAATGAAATAATTTCCAAAGAGAAAATAAAAGATTATTTTAAGCCAAGGGTTGCTTAATGCAAAACTGTATCGCGAATAATAATCATATAATACTATCTTTTAAGTAT